ACACAGTGTTTTCGACTGACAGCATTCAATCTCCGTTAACCAGTTGGCCCAATTTGTTTGATGGCTTACCTCACAGTGGTGGTCGATCAACGTGTACGAGTGTCCTTCTCAGGGGACCTTTTACTCAGCGGTATTTGCAAACTGGCCCGCCAACCTTATGTGCTGTTATGTTTTGCCTAATTTTTCGAGTGCTTCTTTGAGAATCTTTGAACTGCCTACTCTTACATTAATAATTCCGTTATAATACTCGTCTGTCTCTAATACTCTGCGTTCAAATTGTTCTCTAGCCTCAAGATAACTCATTAAGCCTCTGCTATTACAAAAATGGAGAATTTCGCGTGTGAACTTTTCTGGGCCTAGTGCCTCAACGTCTGCCTGTAAATGATCTGAAGATCCCCAATAGTCTCTCCAATCACTTTCAACTTTGCTTCTTCGTTTGTTTTTCTTGCCTTTGAGTGGTGGGCGTGTTTTCTTGAATTTTGCTAATTTTTTGCCTACGTACTTACGATTGTTGGTAGTGTTTGTTATCAGGTAAACAAAACCTTCGCAATCTTGCGGAAGTTCTTGTACTATTTTGCCCTGATAAGTCCACTCCATAGTGATACTTACCGTGCCTTAAATTTAGGTGTCTTGATTCTGGTTTTGAGTCTTATTTTGCTTTTTTTCCGTTTTTAATGCCTTGCGTTTTGCCTGTATTTCGTTGCGTCTGGTCGTGGCTAACCTTCTAATATCACTAAGAATAACTCGTGCTTTGCGTCCAGTTTCATCAAAACCTTTTGCTTCAAAGCGTTCCTGTGCGTTATAGTAATCCATCATTGCTTGAACAAGCAACTCATGGGTAGATTTAGGCATTCACAACCTCCGTGTCGTTGGAATATGAAGTGAATCCGTTATCCTTAATTACCTTCAAGATGTTATTCACACGTGAAGATAGTTCATCTTTGTGCGAAATGAGATATATGTTTTTACCACGATCTCTAGCCATCTTTTTAAGAATACCGATTGAACTTTCTACACCAGCGGCATCCAATCCGTTATCAATAAGTTCGTCAATAAACAACAAATTAATGTTCTGATATAGACTTTCCCAAACGTCACGGAACGCCCAACTCATTGATAAAATAAGTCTATTTCGTTCTCCTCTACTGAGGTTATCAAAGTCTAAGTCACGTCCTAGTTCTGTAATTTGTACCGTTAAATCGTTCAAAAATAATACCTGATGCGGTAATCCTGTGCGTTCTAGATAGTATTGTAAACGCTTGTTAAGGAATGCCAAGTTTTGATCAATAATACGCTTACGAATAAAAGAGTCCTTGCTTGTTAACAGTTTGTACAAGAAGTCCATATGTTCCTTCATTTCAGTTAGAGCATTAATATTGTCCCAACTTACTTCTTGTAGTGCTTGTTCACGCAATTCTTTCATTTGTTCTGTATACGGATTTAATTCTTCTTCTTTTTCACGTTTTCGATCTTCTAGACTTGCAAGATTGTTTCTATGATTATATGCTTCTTCACTGCTATCATAAAATGTTTTCGGACATCCGTTAATATTTCCAATGTCATCTATTTTCTTTTGTACATCTTTTAACTGCAACACGATGCCGTCAATATAAGTTTGACTTTCTGTTACATCATTTTGTTTTTCAGCAAGAATTTTTCCATGTGCTTCGTCATGTAAATCCTGTCCACAAGTAAAACATTTTTTGCTTGCAATGTCTTTTAATTCTTGTTCATATTTTGAATGTGTGCGTTCGGCACGTAACAAACTACTTTCTAAACTTGCCTTTTCTTTATTAAGATTGGTAAGTTCGTTGTTTTTGTTATCCCATTCTTCTTTGTTTTTATGTGCTTGAATTTCTGCATCAATATCAACCGTAATTAATTGACTAATTGCTTTGGTTGTTCTTGCAAGTTCTTCTGCTTGATTTGCGTCCCATGCTTTTGATTTAATTTCTAAATTGTCGATTGATTCTTGTACTTTTTTGTTTGCTGTTTCAATACCTTTTATTGTTGCTTCTTCTTCACTAATAGCATCACGCACACGCTTTTGTTCATCTTTTAGACGTTCTGCTTTTTCGGATAGGATGGTGATGCCCAACAACTGCTCAATAATTTCTCTTTGATCATTGGCTTTGAGTGAAAGGAAAGGCTCAGTGTATGTGTTGAGCGCCACCAAATGCTTGAACATGGTGTGTGTCATGTTCAGTAATTGTATAATATCTTCTTGTGTTTTACGACTGTCGCCCTGTGACTCGTCAATGTCGTCAGCAGTAACATCGATATCTTCTCTAAAAAATTTAAGAATATTTGGCTTACGTCCACGTTCGATACGATAATTTTGACCGTCTTTTTCAAACTCAACGGTAACCAACATACCTTTGCCGTTGGTTTTATTAATTAAGTTTTCTCTACGAATTTTTGTAAGTGCTTCGCCATACAATGCATAACTTAAAGCATTTACAATGGTAGTTTTACCCGTACCGTTACGAGAACCTGCATCGTCTCCACCTAAATCTAGGTTTTCTCCTAGTACAAGTGTTAATAAGTTCTTATCAAAATCTACTGCTTGAGTTTGGTTACCCACACTCATAAAGTTTTTAACTGTTATTGTTTTGATTTTAAACATTATAATCCTCTATAGATATCCAACAACAGATTAGGTTTATATGTTGTGCTATCTATTTTTGTTATTTGATCTGTTACAATTTGATCCACTGATTCAAAATCAATTTCGCCTGATTCTAGTTTGTTTATTTCGTCATCAGCATTGGTGTCAGGCAATAAACTAATTTCTCTAATATCATATTGACTTGAAAAGTTTTCTTTAATAAAATTTGCTTCTTCGTAACTGATATCAATATCGAGTGTTACTCGCAAATACAGATTTTTAGGAGAAAGTATTTCTTCCGTTTTATCTAGTAATCTGCTAAGTGGTATAGTTCTATATTTTGGACAATCCGGCCAGTCGATGAACTCGGGCTCACCTCCCCATTCTAATATCATCATACCACGCTCATCATCCCAGGCATCGGCGTAATTGTGTGGAAAGGCATTGCCGATATAATAGATGTTTTTGCGTTGCTGACGTTTGTGGAAGTGGCCCGTGAACACCATTTCTTGGTTAGCAAAGTCGTCTGCTTTGATTTCTCCTGTATCAGGCATTTCAACCATAGCATTCATTTTGAAGTTAGGAAGTTCAAAGTGTCCAAACATATATTTGCACTTCATCTTTGCAACTTCTTTCCATTCTTCTTGCACTAACCATGGAACCAATGCAACATCATCAATGATCATTGGCTCGTTTACCACAGTAATACCTGGTACGTGTTTACCAAATACTACACTGTGAATCTCTCGTTTGTCTTTGTAATACAAATCGTGGTTGCCTGGAAAAAAGTAAAACTTATCAAATGCCTTACCTAGTTTTTCCAGTGAACGCAAACTAGCATCCATGGTGGTTAAATTTAACGCACTTCTGTTATGATGCCAGTCGCCTGTGAATATACCTACATCACAGCCGTTTGCTTTTGCTTGTTCAATATACCAATCGATGAATCTTTCGCAATCATCGTTGTGAATTTTTGAGTTACTTTTGAGACCGAAGTGTATATCCGTGAATACCGCGGCCTTTTTAAATAATTGTGCCATGCCTTTCCTTATACTAATCTCTATATTATACGAGATTTTAGTTTAGTTTGTCAACCTAATAATCTGCTTTTGGACGTCTAATACTCTTGTAAAATTCTGCCAATTTTTCTTTATCCTCTCTAAACACTTCTTGATTCTGTCTTGTGAAAGAAGGATTAAGACCATTTTCTTGTAGAATGTCGTCTCTAATATTTTGATTTTTCTTTTCTATGTTTAGTACCCGTGTAAACGAGTTTGTAACAGCCGCCGTGTAATACGCAAACGGGTTTTCACTTTTGCTTTCGTCAAACTGTAAACCAATTTGCGACAGTTGTAGCACAGCCTGTGCTCGCATTTCGTCGTTGTATGTGTATCCACGCCAGTTGCTTCTTGTTCCATAACGATCAGCAAGTTTTAAGAACATGCGTCCTAGTTCTTCCGAAATACGACCGTGATCCTTGCTAAAATAGCCGTTGTGTACTCCACCTTTCCAGTGGCTCTTACCAACACAAATTAAGTTGTCCTTTGCATCATACTTCCAATGTTGAAAAGGAGGAAAGTTGCAACGTTCATGTTCATCTGCTACTGTTTTGGTTTTGCGTTTACGCCCAGGTGCTAGTGGAATATGATCAAACGTCATGATTCTAAAAATCAAATCAGTTTTGTCAATTTTACGCCAATCCGGTGTAACATCCGCTAGTTTTGTCTTTTTATCGCCTGATTCACGTGCTTGCTCGTATGCTTGTTTACCGATACGTTCTGCACGATTACGCTTTGCTTCTGCTACTGTTAGTCTGTTAACTTTGTCTAAATTTGCTAAAATGATATCATATGTCGCATACTCGTCGTCAGCATACGAACTAAAACTGTTCTTACTTTTATGGATCTGTTTAAGCAGATCTCTGTTATTCAAATATTTTACTTTTCTCATGAGAGTCTCCATGTATAAGTAGTATTATAAACTACGTAGTTAAAAATTGCAATAAATATTGTTACCAAAAGGAGCCAAAATAATATGCCAGATAAAGATGATTGGTGGAAAACAAATTCCAACCGTTCAAAAGATGCCGCAAAGCAAGGAGCCAAGGATACCAGCACGTCTTCGGGTCTTAATGGTTTTGGTACCAATCTTGTAAAAAATTTAAAAAATGCAACCGGGTTAGGCGGAGCATTTGAAAGGCTTGGCGAAAAACTAGGCAAAGGTGGAAAAGAACCTGCTAAAGAAGAACCATTGAAACAGTTTTGGCAAGAAGGTGGAAAAGCATATGAACGTGATCCTCGTATCAAAATAAGAATTCCCAGAAATTATTTACAGGGTCCTGCAAGGCATCTAGCAGATGTAGAAGATAATGCAGTTGTTTTCCCCTTTACTCCACAAATAGTTGTACAAACAAGGGCAAATTATAATGGATTAAACCCTGTGCATAGTAATTATACATTTTATTCATATCAGAACTCACAACTGGAGGCAATATCAATTGTTGGAACATTTTCAGCACAAAGTTTAGCCGATGGTAGATATATGCTTGGTGCAATTCATGCATTGAGATCTGTTACTAAAATGAGTTTTGGGTCAAGTGGTAATTCAGGTGCACCACCCCCTGTGTGTAGACTAGACGGTTATGGTGCATACCAATTTAATAACATGCCTGTGGTAATCAGTAGTTTCTTTTACACTCTAAATGAAGACGTTGATTACATACAAATTACAGACGAAGCAAGCGGAAAAGCAACAAATGTACCAACAAGAGCAGAATTTACTATTGAATGCTTACCAGCATTTTCAAGAAGAGATCAGGCTCAGTTTACTATTGAAAAATTTATAACAGGTTCTGAAACAGAATCTAAAGGAATGATCTAATGTCAATATATTCAAAAACAAGTTTATATGGGTCAACATTGCAGGAGAATCAACAATTAGATATTTTAAATTACAGAAAGATTCCTGAACTTACTGATGACGTATTATATGAAATAAGACCACAATATAATTATAGACCTGATTTACTAGCAAGTGATTTATATGATGATCCTAATTTATGGTGGGTTTTTAAATCAAGAAATCCAAGTGTGCTAGAAGATCCTATTTTTGATTTTGTTTCAGGAGTTAACATTTATATCCCCACAGAAGATACAATAAGAGCCGTCATCGGAGGAGCATAATATGGCAAACACTGAATCATGGGATTGGACCAGATTTTATCCTGGTGTAAAAGGTCGCCATAACGTACTTCACGATTATAATCTTTACAACTATAATTTTGCACTAGTAGCATTATCTGCGAATCAACTCGAAAATCCCGACAGTTATAAAAATCAAATTTTTACCAATGGAAAAGAAAATCCAGGATTTTATGTTGTTGCTAGATCCGGCGGATATGGTAGAGATAACAGTACCGGAGGATACAAACAATCAGGTGGGTCTCGAGATAAAGATATTTTCATACAAACTGTTCGTTTTGAAACAGTGTGTGGAATAAACAGCATGGGTAACAGTAACCTAACCAGAGGAACAATGACTTTTGTTGAACCGTTTGGTGTTGCTGGACTGTATGAAGAATTATTTGCCGCCGCAAAATTTGCAAAACACGAGAATTATATTAGAGCACCGTTTTTATTAGTGGTAACATTTGTAGGTAGAACTGTTGACGGAGATGCTGTTATTCCTGAAAAGACAACTAGACATATTCCTATAATGTTTACAAAAAGTGACATGACTGTTACGGAAGCAGGTGCAGAATATAATGCAGAATTTGTAGCATACAATGCGATGGGAGGATCAAATATAAATCAAACACTATGGGATGATGTCGAAGGAAGAACGAGAGAGACTGAAACAGTAGAAAGTGTTTTGACTCATTTGTTTTATCAACAAAATGAAAAATATGAAAAGATGATAACAAAAACTCAGGAATCTGAACAAGCCAAAGGTAAAAATGCGTCAGCCTTTGTGGCAGAGAGAATTGATAAAGCAAGAGAAATAAGAGGGCAATCAGGCAAGGGGTCAGAAGTACCAATTGATGCTTTTGTTCCTGAAAAATGGTGTATTTGGTTTGCACAAGATTATTCATCGTTCCCTCCAACGGTGGGTCCGGGCACCAAGATGACTTACAAAGATTGGAAGACAAAAGCAGAATTTATAATTGACACAGAAAAATCTACTCCCGGAAGTAGCAGTGCTCCTTTTACTAACAAATTTGCAGAAGCAAACTTTGACACAGACTCGGGTTTTATACCAACACCAGGTCTAAAAATTAAAGATTTTGATAAATCAGTTGATGACGAAACAGACAAAATAAAAGCGGAGCAAGACAAAATTAAAACCGCACAAGGTGTTCTTACTGGTACAATAAATGCGTACAAGGCTACAAAAAAATCGTTAGTAGCAACAGCAAAATTATATATTACAATTCCAGAAGAAAAGAAATCAAGTTCTCCTGATATTAAAGCAACGTCGGCACCAAAATTTCTAATAGAAGAAACGACCAAGCAAACACAAGAACTAGAAAAAATTGCAACATCTGTTGCTTTAACTCCGCCAACGGTGCAATACGTTAAGGATGATCAACCACCTGCAAATACTACTCCGACCACAAAGGATACCCCAACTGTTGCAACATTGATGGCTAAAATTACAGAATTAGATGGAGAAATTAAAAAACAAGCAGGAGAGATTAAAAAAGCACAAGAAGCCATTGAGGCTAGTAGCAAAACGGTTGGAACACTTAAAGCCACACCATATACACTGTTTGGTGAAAAGGCAAGTCCATGGAGTTTCAAAAAAGGATTTAACTTATCAAACGCAATCCATCTTCTAATAGCAAATTCATCCTATATGAAATTGTTTACAGATGCAGGCAAAGTAAATGAAATAGCACAGAGCGAATATATACCTTGGTATAAAATTGATATCGTACCGAGAATAATAGCATTTGATGTTGTAAAAATGGATTTTGCTTATGAATATCATTTTATTGTTTCCCCTTATGATATACATTATAGTAAATTTCCTGGACTTCAAATTATTTTTTCAACAAGAAAATTAAGAGAAAGAGCAGTAAGAGAATACAACTATACCTACACAGGAAAAAATTTAGATGTTTTAAGATTTGATGTTAGATACAACAATTTGTTCTTTACACCGATGTTACTAGTTCCGCCGGAAGAAGAAGCAAGTTCATCAACGGAAAATGCAGTAAAAACAAATAATGCTTTTATGCCTAAAACTATGTACCAAGATGCAATCAACAACCTACAGAATGGTGTTTCAAATTATTTAGGCGCTTCGGGTGGCTTGCCGTCACAGATGATTGAAAAAAGTCAATATAGAAGAACACAGGTTACTAACAGGGCACAAATTGCTCAAACCCTGCAGGATTTTCTTTATAATCCACCAGCAGAGCAAGCATTAATTAGAGCAGAGATTACTATAATAGGCGACCCTGTTTACATAATAGGAAGCGGAATAACTGAAAGACCAAAATTAAATTCAACCGATCCTATAGTTGAAGATACGGGAGAAATGAATACATTTACCAGAGAGCCTGATATAGTTTTTAGTCTAAGGTACCCTGACGATATTCCTACTGCTTCAGAACTTGAACAGGGGGTTGACGTACAACAACGAATTAAAGAAGGAGGCCTAAGCGGTCTTTATCAAGTTGTAAAAATTGAAAATATGTTTGAAGAAGGAACATTTACACAAACAATACATGGTTTAAGAAGACCAAATCAAGAAAAAGATTATGAGAATCCGGGTCGTAGGACCTTCTTAAAAACAGACGGTTCAGACAATAAGGATTATAAAGCAAATAACGAGTGGTCAAACAGAGGAAGATAATAGGAGAAGCAAGATGTTTCCAACAAGTGCAGAAAATAAAAAAACAGAACCAGCAGATCAAGCACAAACAAATATACACAAGAAACCTACCATAGTAACTGTGCCATCCAATGCTTCTTCCAAAACTAGTTTAATTAGTGCGGCACAAGGAACAGGAACAACTGCTGTTGGCTCGGGAGTTATTTCAGGAAGTCAGGCCGCGGCCAAAGGAGCCGATGCGGTTGCAACAGCAAAAGCAAATGTACAGAAAGTAAAAAGTGCAATCGCTACAGCACAACAAGCGGCAAGCGATCCTGTTGGTTTTGCTTTAAGTGCAGTACAAGCGGCAACTGGATTTAGCATTCCAAGCAGTCCAGAAGGAATAGCATCTTTATTAGGAAAATTTGCAGAAAAACCAGATCCAAGAGGTGACGGAACAACTGATATATCAAAAGAGAAAAAAGAAGGATCTAGCGTATTAAGTAAGTTAGGTGATGTTGCAAGTTTAAATCCAGCAGATGCATTATCTAAAGTAACATCTGCGGCAAGTCAATTTGTGCCCGAGGGAGTAACAGAAGCAGTAAGTAGTGTTACTGAAATAGCATCATTGGGCGGAGTACCTGTTGATAATGTTGTTAGCACTGCTGTCAACAAAGTTACACAACCTGTACAATCTAGTTTACAAAAAGTAAAAAATGTTACAGATAGTACACAAGGAATTATAACATAATGGGAAAAGGTATATTCGCAAAACATTCTAAAACATTAAAGGTCACTGCACCTAAGCATTTCAACGAGTTGCATGACACATTATTTGATGTATTAGTAATGGGCCAGGTAAAAGAAATTGGTGGTATTGATTCTTTTAAAGTAAAATTATTAGGAAAACAATATACTGATTCAGATCCTATTACTGTAAGGCAGTTATATCCATACATTAGTAGTAAGGATAGAAACTACGTAGGTTCTGATGCTAAAAAATTTGATGATTCACAAACATCATCGGGATTTATTCTACCAACACCAGAAATAGGAACACAAGGATTAATAGCACTTGCAAACAAAAACTCAACAGAAGGGTTTTGGCTAGGAGGTATTATGCCTCCAGGAATAGGACACACTATTCCAGACTTTTCAACAACTTCTAATATAGCGGCCGAAAAAAGTAAATTAGATGAGTACGCAAGTGGTGTAGGTTTACCAGCATCAGAAATTCATTATTCATCTAATGATGGTTCAACAGAACCTACTAAATTAAAAAGAGCAATTCATCCTTTTGCAGAAGTATTAAAAAAACAAGGTCTGTTGGTTGATACAGTTAGAGGACAAACAACATCAAATCTGTTAAGAGACAAAAGAACAGGAATTGTTGGATTTAATACTCCTGGAAAGTTTGCTGAAAAGAAAGATTTAATTGATGTATCTATAAATTACAAAAAAGAAAAAAGAGAAGCACGTCTTACTAATTTAGGCGGTCATACATTTACAATGGATGACGGTGATTTTCTTGGAAATAATAATTTAGTTAGAATTAGATCTAGCAAAGGTGCTCAAATACTTTTACATGATACTGAGGAAATAGTTTACATAGCAAATCAATCCGGCAGTGCTTGGATAGAAATGACAGCAGACGGCAAGATTGATGTTTATGCCAAAGACAGTGTAAGCATTCATACAGAAGCAGATTTTAATTTTCGTGCAGACAGAGATATTAATTTTGAAGCAGGCCGTAATCTAAATCTAAAAGGAACAGAAAGAACTTATTTAGAAGCAAGTGAATTAAGATTGCTTGGAAAAATTGATGGTAGAATAGAAACAAGAGGACCTTTAGACATACAGTCAGACGATGCAAGAATTTCTGCTTCAGACTTTTCTTTAAGCACCGATAACCTAGATATTAGTAATAAACTAAACACAAGAATTAGAACGGGCGAAATTGATTTGGTTTCACAGTTTGGTCAACGTTACAGTGCAGGTACAGGTATTGAATTTAAGACCAACTTGCCTGAAAATCAAATTTGGAATAAGGTAACGTATAATCCTCAGAGAACATACTACAAAGGCAACACTGTTGTTTTTGCAACACAATTCTTTAAAGCATTAACACAAACCACATACCCTTCTAGCAATAACGCACCGGTACCGCCGCAAGCAGGCGAGTATTGGGAAATAGTTCCTCCGGTTGTACCAAAGACCACTCATGCTGACTTTAGGATTGATACGAATATTGTAGGACCATTGGAAGCAAAGTTTCAAGTTAATAGTAAGCACGATATTAGGTTGACAACTTTAAAGGGTAAAGTACAAGTTGTCGCAGTTACAGATACAATTGATATAACATCAACGAAAAATGTACATATTGATGGACTTCAGGTACATCTTAACTTGCCAGGCCCAGGAGCATTACCTTCTGATCCTATTGCAATATCAGCATTAGGCATACCTACACCTGATTCTAAAATTCCATTCGACACAGGTGCTGAAATGCCGTATAACGTTCCTGCACTTGGAGTATTTCCTAATGAAAAGACTGATAATACTCTGGAATGGAAAAAAGGTTACTATGCATCGGACACACCATTGATTAGCATAATGAAACGTATACCAATGCATGAACCATGGTCTGGACATGAAAGTAGAGATAAGAGTCTTTCATCTAGTGCCTACACTGACATAGAAATAAGCGGTAAATAGAGTTATGGGACAGTATAAAGAAATAAACATACAAACAAAAACTTCTAATGTAAACAATGCTACGAAAGTATCGCAGTTTTACAAAGGAATATCTACGATTAACGAAAATTCAAAGTCATTTTCTTTATATGACACAGAACTAATAAAACAAGATATTCTTAATCATTTTAACATACGCAAAGGAGAAAAAATATATAATCCGGAGTTTGGTACTATGATTTGGGGTATACTGTACGAACCACTTACTGAATCAGTTAGAGAAAAACTAATGGAAGATGTTTCAAGAATTATTGCGGAAGATCCTAGGGTCGATGCACGTAACATAATCATTGAAGAAAAAGGGTATGGAATACAAGTGTTGTTAGAACTTGAATTTAGTGCTTATAACCACATTGAAACAATGGTCCTAAAGTTTGATCGAGACAGTGGTTTAAGCAGTCGGTAATAATATACGCAGTTTATAATTTAAGGTAAATATTTGCATGGCAAGTTATGACAGACAAAACTCACTTTTAGTTACAGAAGACTGGTCTAAGATCTATCGATCATTCACAGACGCAGACTTTACAGCATATGATTTTCCTACTATTCGTAGGACAATGATCAACTACCTACGTAAGAATTATCCAGAAGATTACAATGACTATATTGAATCAAGTGAATATCTTGCACTTATTGACGTTATTGCATTTTTAGGACAAAGTTTAAGTTATCGTGTTGACTTAAATGCTAGAGAAAACTTTATTGAAACTGCTGAGAAAAAAGAAAGTGTGTTACGACTTGCTAGACTTGTTGGTTATAACAACAAAAGAAATGAATGTGCAAGCGGAATTTTAAAAGTTACAGGAATTCAAACCACAGAAAATTTAACAGATAGTTCAGGAACTCCTTTAAGAAGTAGATTTATAACTTGGAACGATGATTCAAATCCAAATTGGTTAGAACAGACAATTACTATTATGAATAGTGCATTTTCTGGATCAACAATTTACGGTAAACCTAATTCGTCTGAAATTATTGGCGGAATACAAACTGATTTATATAAAGTAAACAGTAACAACACAGATATTCCTGTTTTTACTTTTAGTAAATCAATTAACGGTACACAAACTCCATTTGATGTGGTTAGTGCTAAAATTGATTCAACAAACATTAGTGAAGAAACTCCTTTACCAGGGAATACATTTGGATTGTTATATAGAAATGACAAAAAAGGAAATAGTTCTGAGAACACAGGATTCTTTGTACATTTTAAACAAGGAGAATTAGTTACTTCAGATTTTACAATTAACGATCCTTCAAACAATGAAATCATTAATCTAAATACTCCAGACATAAACAATTCAGATGTTTGGTTATGGGAATTAGATCAGTTTGGAAATTACAAAACCGAATGGACTAAGTTAGACAGCACTATTGGCAGTAATGCAATATATAATTCTATTTCAAATAATAATAGAAAAATTTATACTGTTGTTTCTAGAGATTTAGATCAAATTAGTTTGAACTTTGCTGATGGAAATTTTGGTGATCTACCTAACGGAACTTTTAAAACATATTACAGAATTTCAAAAGGTGCAACTTACACAATTAGACCTGCAGATATGCAAAACATTGTTTTAGAGATTGGTTACACAAGTAAGTCAGGACAACAAAATACATTAATATTGCAATGTGCTTTACAGTCAACAGTGACAAATGCAAGTGCAACAGAAAGTGTTGATAACATCAAACGTAATGCACCACAGGCCTACTACACACAAAATAGAATGATTACAGGAGAAGATTATAATACTTTTCCTTTAACTTCAAGTCCACAAATTGTTAAGGCAAAAGCAGTTAACAGAGCAAGCAGTGGAATTAGTAGACAGTTTGAAATTAAAGATCCAACAGGAAAATATTCAAGCACCAACATAATTGCAGACGACGGCATAATTTATAAAAATGATTTTGAAGTTGATTTTGCATTTACGTTTTCATCTAGAAACGATGTATTAGGTGTTCTTAGAAATAGAGTCGAGCCAATTATTGCCGGAATTGCAACAAAAAGTTTTTACTATGATAAGTTTCCAAGGGTTAACACCACAGGACTTAACATTGATTGGGTAAAGTCAACAAATACGACAGGTGGAGTTACTGGTTATTTTAGAAATACAGTTAATGGTGCACCAATCACTGTCGGATCATTTACTGGAAACAACTTCAAATTTATTGCAACTGATTCAATGATTAAATTTGTTCCTCCAAGTGGGCGATACTTTTTACCTAATGGCGAGTTAACAACAACAAAAACAAAAACTACTAGAGATTACATCTGGGTTAAAGTTTTAAATGTTGTTGGTGATGGTTCAAATGGCGGATTAGGAGCGTTGGATGACGGTACTGGTCCTATTATATTAAGTGAAGTTATTCCAGCACTGTCAATACCAAGTGAAATTATTCCTAATATTGTTACTGATTTACCAAGCGATATTGAAACAGAAATAGTTGACCTAGTGTTTAACTATAAAAACTTTGGAATCAGATACGATCAATCAACACTTACTTGGAAAATTGTAACAAACGCCAATGTTAACACTATTGATCCTTTTAGTTTAGATAGAGAAGGTGATATATCTGGAACAAAAGCAGATAAAAGTTGGTTTGTATTATTTGAAACAGACGGTGAAACTTACACAGTTACATATCGTGGATTAGATTATAGATTTGAAAGTGAAAATCTAGTACAATTTTATGTTGATGCAAGAGGAAAGACATACGATCCTAAAACAGGATTAGTAATCAAAGATCAAGTTAAAATTTTAAAAGTTAATGAAGATCCAATATTGGATACTATATTAACAAAAGATTATCCATGGGAAATCACAGGTACTATTAGAAATCCAGATGGATTTGAAGATACTAACAGAGTAGAAGTCAATTTGTATGATTCTGATGACGACGGAATGATTGATGATCCAGACAGTTTTATAAATGTTGTTGCACCCGATTCTGTTGACGTTAGAGGATATAAAGATAAATTTGTTTTCTTTCAAAATACTGTAGTTGATAATGTTACTGTTGCAAAAAAAGTTTCTGCAACCAACTTTATAATTTTTGATAAAGAAAGCAGTATTCCTGCACTAAGTGATTATACAAATGGACAATTATTTTATTTCTACGGGTCAACAGAAAATGTTGTAAAGAGTTACAATTCAACAACAGGTTCTTTAGATTTACAAAATTCTTATTTTGCAAAACCAGGCAGAGATGGTGTTAAGTTTCAATATATTCACAATGCTGAAAATGATCGTAGATTAGATCCAAGTAAAACAAATATAATTGATTTATATATGTTAACTGAAGCATATGATGATTCTTATAGATATTATATCAACAATGGCGGAACAAAACCAGAAGAACCAAGTTCAGAACAACTTAGAAGTCAATTTGAACCTGCATTAGAAAAGGTTAAATCGATTAGTGATACATTAATTTTTCATACAGTAAAATATAGAGAACTTTTTGGATCAAACGCTGATACGGATCTTCAAGCACAATTTAAAATTGTAAGATCACAACAAAGTGCAATTAGTGATAATCAATTAAAGTCGGGTGTAATATCTGCGATTAATGAATTCTTTGATATACAGAACTGGGATTTTGGTGACACCTTCTTTTTTACAGAATTAGCAACGTATGTTCACAATAAATTGGCGCCGGATTTAGCAAATATTGTTATTGTTCCTCGTAGCAATAGTCAAGCATTTGGATCTTTGTTCCAAATAACAAGCAAGTCAGATGAAATTTTTATTAGCAGTGCTACAGTAGATAACGTTGAAATTATAGATAGTCTAACAGCCGCAAACTTACAGTCATCAGGAAATGTTGTAAGTAGCGTCGACCAAGTAGGTACAGTTTCCGTTACTTCAACTAGCACTTCAAGTAGCGGAGGTAGTACTTACTAATGGCTTATAGTGACAATAGCAACGTTCCTGTCAATTCAACGAACAAGGACAAATATAGAAACAGTTCCGCATTACTGCCGATGTTCTTTAGAACAGAAGCAAACAAGAAGTTTCTTGGGTCTACAGTTGACCCTTTAATTTCAAAAGGACAACTAGAGAGAATTAATGGTTTTGTTGGAAGTAGATATTCCAAAACTGTTTCTCCGAATGATAGATATATTCCAGAACCAACATCAAATAGAAGAAGATATAATCTATTACCTAGTGTTGTAATCAGAGACGAGTTTGATGATCGAACAAATTGGTTAGGTACATATGACGACTTACTTAATCAATTAAATTATTTTAATTCAAACACAGACAACCACGATAAACTATTTTCAAGCAAATACTATGCGTGGAATCCACACATTGATTTTGATAAAATTGCAAATTATAGACAGTACTATTGGTTACCCCAAGGTCCTAGTCCTGTTACAATTACAGGATTAGCAGAAGGAACCATTAGTGCTTTTACGGTAACTAATCAAAATTCAAAAGCATGGGTGTTTACACCAGACGGTAGCAGTTCTAATCCTGTTATTAAGTTATTTAGAGGAGCAACATACAAGTTTGAAATTAATGCTCCAGGTCATCCTTTTTATATCAAACTTGCTAAAACTACAGGAAGTGATGATCAGTATGACAGTGGTATTACAAACAATGGTACAGAAAATGGTGCAGTAATCTTTACGGTATCAAAAGGTGCTCCAGATATCCTTTACTACACCTGCGGTAATCATCAAGAGATGCAGGGAATTTTTGAAATCAAAAATGCTGAAGATGAATTAAACATTAATATCCCTACAGAAATTTTAGGCAAATCAGAATACACAAGTTCGAATGGTGTTGAATTTACAAACGGACTAAAGGTAAATTTTGACGGAAATGTTACTCCTAGCACATATAAAAATAAGAACTTTTATGTTGAAGGAGTTGGTGATAAAATTAAATTATTACCTGTAAGCGAATTTGACACTCCGGAAGGATATGGACAAAACTTTGATTATGAATTTGACATTGAGTCATTTGATCAAACACCTTATGATGATGCAGAAAGTTCTCCTGAAACACCAGAGTATGTTACAATTAATCGTGCAAGCATTGATAAAAATCCTTGGAGTAGATATAATAGATGGTTCCATAAGGAAGTTATTGAAAAAACAGCCAAGTATAACAATACAACAACTGTACTAGATGAAAATCTACGTGCTAAACGACCTATTATAGAATTTTTACCTAACATTCAGTTACACAACTTTGCTGTTCAAGGGTTAGGTAATATAGATTTAATTGACACTGTTACTAAAGACGTTTTCAGCGACATTGAAGGTCACATCGGTTATTATATTGATCAAATAGATTTAACAGCAGGCATGAGAGTAACTTTTAATGCTGACCCTGACATTACTGTTAAAGGTAAAATTTATGAAGTTCAATTTATTGAACATGGTGGAAAAAGTAGACTACATCTAGAAGAAGTTGACACTCCTGTACAAGGACAGGGTGTTGTTGTAACCAAAGGTATTAGTAATAAAGGAACCAGTTGGTATTTTAACGGAACCGAATGGGTTAAGGCACAACAAAAAACAAAAATCAATCAATCACCGTTATTTGATTTATTTGATCAGCAAGGAGTAAGTTTTTCAGATTTAAGTTATGGTGTTGAAAACTTTAAAGGAAATGAACTTGTAAGTTATAAAGTTGGTACCGGTGCTAATGATCCTGTACTAGGATTTCCGATTGAATATCAAAACGTAAACAATATTGGTGATATTGTATTTGAGTTTGACTGGGACGATTCTAGTTTTGTTTATGCAAAAAATAATCAAAATATTTTACAAGACACAGCAAGTGGTAGTATCAAAATAAATTCATCTCTTACAGAGAATGTGTTTGAATCAGGCTGGAGTCTTGTTGAGAATAAAACAAGACAGAAGATTGTACAGTTAAATGATACTACTATTGAAACTCCGTTTATAGAGATTATAGCAATTCAAGATCCTGGATTATATATTAATGCTGACAGTATCTCTATACAAGTAGATGGAAATATTCTTAAACCGACAACAGGTTTTACAACTAGAAAAAGCGAAAACGGTAAACAGTTATTTGTTGACTTTGTTAATTCGGTACCTTCTGATACTAGAATAATTACAAAAATTTTAACAGATAAATTACCAACGACATTTGGTTTTTATGATACCCCTATTAACTTAACTAATAATAGTGAAAATAATGATCTCAAAATTTTTACACTAGGAAGTGTAACAGATCATGTTAATACAATTTTTGTAAATGATAGAAGAATACACGGTAAATTTAATTCAACATCAAATGCTAGAGACATTAAAGACTTATATAAAAACGGAACTAGATATGTTAAACACCAAGGAAGTTTGCTTCCGACGATATTTGGTTTAATAGATTCTGAAACAAATGTTATTAAATCTGTTAGAAAAAATGCTGTAGATTATAATATTTTTAAACAGAAATTTATCGAAACGTTTGAGCAAATAGAAATTAGCGGGTTGCCTAGAGACGATGTTGATGATATTCTATATAAGATATCTCTGAACAATAATGTTCAAAGTCCATATTATTATAGCGACATGGCAGGATATGGTAGAACACTTACAAAATTAGAATATGAAGTTACAACATTTGAACAACAAGTATTTGGAATTCAAAGTAATTTTAATTTAAAAGAAATAAGCAATAGAAGTATCTACGTTTATTACAACGGAGAGCATCTAATCAATAGTATCGACTACGAATTCGATTTAACAGATAACACGGTTATTTTAAAAAGACCAACATCGATAGGTGATACGGTTGTTGTTTATGAATATGAAACAGTAGGAAACGTTATTCCTAATACGCCAACAAAATTAGGATTATATCCAAAATACACTCCTAAAATTTATGTTGATAATACCTACGTAACACCAACAAAAGTAATACAAGGTCATGACGGAAGTAAGACAAAAGCATATGATGATTATCGTGATGATATTATTTTAGAACTAGAAAAAAGAATTTACAATAATATTAAGATAGAATATAAAAGAAATGTTTTCGATAACAATGAATTTAGACCCGGTTGTTTTAGAAAAACAGAATTTAATTATAATGAATATGTAGATGTTTTTAGAGACGATTTTGGTTATTGGGCAAATCTATACGAAATTGATTATTTGAAAAATAATACATCAGTTGAAGGAGATGTTTTTTCGTATAATCTAACAAATACAAAAGACACAATTAACAATGAAGATTTACCTGGGTATTGGAGACAAGTTTATAAAAAGTTTTTTGACACTGATAGGCCTCATACTGATCCATGGGAAATGTTAGGATATAGTGAAAAACCTAATTGGTGGGAAGGACGATACGGCTCTGCACCTTATACAAAAGGTAATGATATTTTATGGAATGATCTAGAAAACGGATTTGATTTTGGTACTGGAAAAGAAAACAAAATTTATGCTAGACCAGGACTAAGCAAAATTATTCCTGTAAACGAATACGGAGAGTTATTATCACCGATCGAAGCAAATTTAGTTTCGGGTTTTATTAGCACTAACTTAGATAACGATTGGGTATTTGGTGATGGTGGACCAGCAGAATATGCATGGAGATCAAGCAGTTGGTATCCTTTTGCTGAACAGGTCGCATTAGCATTATTAAAGCCTGCAAACTATCTTACAACACAATTTGATACAAGTCAAAATATTGTTTCACCTAGCGGTAACATCATTTACAAGTCAACAGGAAAAATAATAGATTTTACAGATGTTAAAGTTCATAATCTTTATTATAATAATGTAAGATACTTTGGATCTGGATATCACGTCTTTGTGGTTGATTATTTAAAAGACAAGGGACAAGACGTTAAAACAGGATACTATGATAGACTGTCTAATACAAGTATGAACTTAACTTACAAAACAGGTGCTTTTGTAAACAAGGAAAGATTACGCATACTATTAGAAAGCAGTAATCCTAACAGTCCTGATAAGAGTATTTTCTTACCACAGGAAAATTATGAAATAGCATTTAGAAAATCAAATCCTGTGTTTACTGCAAAAATGTCAGGTATTATTGTTGAAAAAGTTGATACCGGTTACCTTATAAAAGGATACGACAAGTATCAGCCTGTATTTAAAATTTTCAAGCCTATACTTTCTGAAAGGGATTCTGCAGAAGTTATCGGCGGAACAACTGCAAAATTTGTTCTTTGGCAAGAAAGAAAATTTTATGGTATTGGACAGATAGTACAGTATGAGGAATCTTATTATAGAACAAAAGAAGATCATACTAGCGGAACTACATTTGATCAAACAAAATATTCTAGATTAGCAGAATTACCATTAAGTGGTGGTACAAGTGTTCAGAAGCCAAGAAGATTTGAAGAAACTATAACAGAAATTCCTTATAACATTGTTCTTCCTAATGTACAAGAAGTTTACAATGTAATTATAGGTTATGAAAAATACCTCGAAACTCTAGGTTTTCTATTTGATGAACAAATCAACGAGTTAGGTGAATTGTCTAACTGGTCATTTAGTGGCAAGGAATTTTTATACTGGACTACACAAGCATGGAGTACAGGTAGTATTATTACACTATCTCCTTTTGCACAAAAAGTTAAATTTAAGTATTCAACAGGACAAGTTGATAATGTGCTAGACACGTTTTATGAATATACTATATTTTCCGCAGGTGGCAATCCATTACCTCGTGCAAATATTTCAACAGTGCGTGGCGAAGGAATGTTTGTTCTATCATCGAAAGATACACCAGAAGGAATTTATAACGTTCAGTTGAATTTAATTCAAAAAGAACATATTGTTGTATTAGATGATAAAACAATTTTTGGTGATATTATATATGATCAAGAAGCAGGTTATAGACAGGAAAGAATTAAGTTAATCGGATTTAAAACTACAGAATGGGACGGAGATCTTTATAGTCCGGGATTTGTTTATGACGAAGCAAAAATTAGTCCTTGGCAACAGTTTAAAGATTATAATCTAGGTGATGTTGTAAAATATAAAACTAAATTCTATTCAGCAAAATCGTTTTTGGCCGGCGTAGAAACTTTTAATTACAGTGATTGGATTTACTTAGAAAATGAGCCTAATGCAGAATTATTACCAAACTTAGATTTTAAAATTAGTAACTTCGAAGATTTTTATAATCTTGATTCTGAAACATTTGATGTAAACACAACAGAACTTTCTCAACACTTGATAGGATATCAAAAACGTTTTTACTTGGATAATCTAATCCAAGACAACATTTCGCAGTATAAGTTTTATCAAGGATTTATCAAAGAAAAAGGAACAGCAAACGCTATTGATAAAATAAGTCGTTTAAAAGTTGATGACGTTCAAACCAATGTTGTGTATGATGAAGAATGGGCATTCAAGGTTGGTAGTTTAGGAAGTACATCAACTGTAAAAGAAATTGATTTTACATTAGACGAAACATTAAACGTTGATAACCCTCAAGCATATGATTTTGTTTCCTCGGTAACAACAAATACAACTCCAGGAAATAATATTCAATTATTAGCAAATAAAATTGCTGTAAAACCTGCAGACTATGATAATAATCCATGGCCTGTAACAACAATTAGTGCAATAGATGGTATTACAAGTGAATACATTAACAAATTGCCTGTTGCAGGTTATCCTAGACTTGATGATATTCCTACAACAGCATTTAGTTACAATGATTTAGTTGGTAGTAGCATTATCAATCAATTAGATGACGGCGATATTATCTGGGTTGCAAAAGATAAAAACAAAGACTGGAATGTTTATCAATTAAAAGCCATTCCAGCAAGAGTTGTAGAAACAGACGATTTAAACACAGATTTTCTTGATGGTAAAATAACACTTAACACCGATATTGATCATAATCTAGTAAAAGGCCAAATTATTAGTATCAAAAACTTCAACGACGATGTTGATAATGTTTACTTGGTTGACGAAGTATTATCAAATACTAGATTTAAGGTAATTGGTAATGACACAAGTTCAACACTTGAAGATAGTGCCGGTGGTACAATCCTAGAGTTTTTAAGCCTAAGAGTTACTAATCCGGACGATATTAATGATCTAAAAAATGTTTCTAAAATAACAGCAGGAACATTGGTATTTGCAGATGATGACGGAACCGGCAAGTGGGCAGTGTATCAAAAAATTAATGCATTTAACGAACAAAAATGGTCAGGACCTAATCAATTAGTAGGACAACAATTTGGTTACAATATTGCATCTGCAGATAATGGTAGATTAATTGTTGTTGCCGCACCAGGTTATGGTGACGAAGGACAGATTTATGTACTTGCTAGAGAATTTAACACAGGCATTGCAACGCTACAAACTACACAAGGTTTTGCAATTAGTGATAACTCCAGTGATAACATTGTAAGTGATGCGGGAAGACCTGCACTTGGTACTAGTCTTGCATTAAGCAATGACGGTTCGGTACTAGCGGCCGGCGCTCCAACAGCAAGTAACTTCAAAGCGGTAGATGACAGTTCTTACAAAGATAATTTTAGAGTAAGTGTTGGTGATTTTACAGCAATACCAAGTGATTTTTCACGTGAAGGTGTTGTTACTTTACATACCTATGATACCGAAGATAATCTTTTCAAAAGAAATTATGTCATCGGTTGTAGTGAACCTGAAACAGATGCGTTCTTTGGAACAAGTTTATTAGTTTCTAATACAAAACTGTTAGTTGGCGCACCTGGAAAAACAGCACATCAAGGTAAAGTATATATCTATGACAAAGCAACACTAGCAGATGGTAGCACGGTAGATTGGAACATAAGTGACCATCATATTTTAAGCATACCTAACAGCAGAGATGGAGACAGATTTGGTACTTCAATGACAGGAACCAAAGATCTATCGTTAATTGCTGTAAGTGCTCCAGGATACGAATTACAAAGTGATGATAGTTCTGCAAGCAAAGGGGCGGTGTTTGTTTACAGATTACACAACAACGAATACCAATTGCTACAAACTATTAGTTCTACAACGTTTAATCAAATTGATGCAGGTGATCAGTTTGGATATGCAGTATCAATGAGTGAAAATGGAAACACATTAATAATAAGTGCTCCTTTTGAAGATGCTGGTAATATCAATGCTGGTGCAGTTTTCTA